GAATTCGTATCGGTGGCGGTCTCTACGAAGCCTTTGATGCGAACGGTAAGCAAATTGACCAGGGCTACACGGTTCAGGTTAATGATGCCAACAATCCTTTGACACAGCTCGCAACTGGTGTCATTAAGGCCAAGATTGGCGCAAGAGTCTCCTCAATTGGCGACACAATTGAAGTAGAAATTACAAAATCGAACCTGACGGCATCGTTGGTTTAAGTAGTTACGGAGGAATAAATGGCTAGCAACAAGTTGGCTCAGCGCCAAATCATTGCCGAAATCACGCCAATCACTGGCGATGTGACTGGTCCCAACCTTTCTGGGTACTTTGCACAGGTATCTGGTGGTGAAATTACAGCTGCCGTTGAAAAGATTTACATTGGCGGCCAAGCTTTCCCTGAAGTGCTTTGCGCTCCATCGGAAGTCGGCGACGTAACTCTCACCAAGCACTATGACCAAGACATGAGAACAATCGTTCAAGGTCTTCGTACCATAGTGGGTCGTGCTTACTATGAAATCAAGGTTTACGACACTGACTGTGACCTTGCTAATCAGCAGTCAGAGCGTGTCTACTCAAAGGCTCTTTTGGTCGGTCTTTCCGAACCAGAAGGTGATGCTTCATCGGGAGCACCAGCAACAATCGCGTTGACCTTCGCTGTATCTGGCGCACCAACACAGTAATAACTGTTGACATCCGCCAATAATGTATTGGCAAATGCTAGTGTTTCGCGTATGAGCAACTCATTCTTTGAAGAAACAACAAGCACAGACCGTGACACAGCAGCACTGGAAGAGAATGACAACATTCTTGACCAGCTTAAAGCCGTAATTGGCAAGGCTGTAAAGCGTCCAGACATTTTTATCAACGTACCAGAACGACCTGGTGTGACATTGTTGATTAGCCCAAACATCACACAGAATCAAATCAAGGCTTGGCAGAAAAATTCCGGTTCTGAAACAAAAAATGGAATTGATGCAACAAAGTTTGCATGCCAAGTTGTTGGTCATACAACACGTGGTGTATTTCTAAACGGAGAAGAAGTATTTGAAGGTGGAAAACCACTTGGATTTGCTTCTCCTTCAATCCTGAAGATGACAGCAGCGGCTCGCGCACTTCCAGATGCTGTTCAAAAGTTCTTTGGTCTTGACCCACACGTGGAAGCTGCAGCTCTTGCAATTATTGATGCAGCTGGATATGGCGATACGGTTGAGCAACAAGAAAACCCTACGAAGCAGCCCTAGACGAATTAAGTGACGACACGCGGATTATTACCGCGGCCCGTCTAGGCGAAGCTTTCGGAACAGACCCAATCCGACTGCTTGACTGCACCTTCGAGGAATGGGTTATAAGGCTTGCTTGTGCTAAAGTTATTCAAGCAGACCGTGAAGCCTCTGAGCGTAAAGCTCAGGGTTATTAGCGCGTCGACTAATACCTAGGGTAGAGGCTATGGCTGACGAGCGCGTAAATGTAACTATTGACATTGATGTCAAAGACTTAAAGCAACTTACTGCGTTAACTGGCGCACTTAAGGGCTTTGATTTAGCGACGAACAGAACGAGCCGAATGACTGACAAGTTAACTGGCGCGCTCGGTGCAAACAGAATAATGATGCACCAAAATTCAAAAGGTGCTGTTTCTTTTACTAGGCAATTAAGCCTTCTTGAAAAAGTTGGTGGACTGTTCATAAAAAGAGCTCGCTCAATCATGTTTGCCACTATTGCAATGGCTGCTGAATTTGGTGTTTCTGCACTTACTCTTGCCTCTGTGAACGGCTTGTTTGTGGTGGGCCAAGCAGTAATGAAGGCATACAACGTCGGTATGCAGGCTCTAGCTGGGACAGTAGCAGCGTTCGGTGTTGCTGCAATTGGAGCGGCTGCTGCTTTTAAAGAATTCCAAGCAGCTCAATACCAGTACCGCTATAAGGATTCTAAAGAAGTTGGCTCCGCTCTTGACCAGTCTGGTTTCGCATTAAGGTCACTGTACAAAGATGCAACGCTTGCATCGTTTGGAGTGCAAGGTCTATCTGCAGCTTTTGCTGCAGTAAGCAAACAATCTGCATTTACACCTGCCACAAAAGCCGCGCTTAAGGCAATGGCTGACTTCGCTCAAGCAAGTGGTGACCCGCAGAAAAGTCTTGCCGCTGCTGCAAACTTTGTTGGTTTGATGCAAAAGAATAAAAAATTTACTAGCGAAACACTTGCAGCAGCTCAACAAATTAGCCCTGAGTTTGAAAAAGCATTCAAAAAGGGCGGTTATAAAGATATTCAAAAATTCATGAGCGACCTTACAAGTGGAAAACTTGCAGGTGAAGCTGGTGTAGCCGGTCAGGCAAATGCTGTAAATCAAACACTATTTGCACAGTTCAAACAATACATGGCTGAGGGTTTGGTTGAATTGTCCGATATTGGAACAAGGGTTCTTGAGCCAATCAAAGAAGCAATGTTCAATATTTTTCAAGGTCTTCTAAGAACATTTAGAAGAGTCAGTGGAGATTTGGTTGGATTTGGTAAGGGTCCATTTCTTAGCTCTTTAGTTGAGTTTACTTACAGAATTGAAGAATTCACTGTCACGCTTTTTAGAAAGTTCCTTCCTGCAACACAGGGTTTCTGGAAGCGTATTGGTTCTATTTTCCAGGGGCTAAGAGTTTATTTCTATGAAGTACGTGATGCTTTAGATAGATTGCGCGACGGTGGTTCAATAGTAATAAAAACATTCGCCAAGCCACTGCTTGAAATATTCAAGCAAATTGGTAGCAGTGCCGCAAAGATTGGCGACCTTGCAAAAAACAATCGTGAAAATTGGGAAAAATTTAGCGATGCTATAACCCGTTTCGTCAAAGGCTTTTTTGACTTGTCTCGAGGTTTCAGAACAGCATTTGATGCAGCTCTACCAATAATTTCATTAATAGTTAAATTTGTTGGACAGCTTGGCAGCCTCATAGGGAAGTTACTAGAGCTTGGTGCTAATTTGCCTGGTGTTTTTGGAACGGTTGGAGGAAGCCTTGGAGCACTAGGCGTTGGATATGCGGCATACAAGGGAAGAAGGGCGGCTAGATTCGCAAACAGAACGAAGTCTGGTCAAATGGGTGCTGGAGAAATTCCTGTAACCATGGAAGACGTCATATATAGCGGTCTTCCAATGAGTGCAATCGGACAGCCATCTGGTCCAGAATTTTCTCCTTTATCTGGAAATATGGCTTCTGCAACTGGGAGCATGGCTGGTGAAGACCCACTTGCGATGGCGACCAAATTTGGTGAAATGGCAAAACAGGCAGACACTATTGGAAAGCTAAAAGTTAAAAAACCTGAAGGCAAAGGTGGTGGCAAGGGAGGCAAAGACCCACTTGGTCTTGGTGACGCACTTAAATCAAAAACCATAACTGTTTATGGTGATGTTGTAAATGTGAACAATAGTCGTGGCGGACGTGGTCGCAGAACTGGTGGCAAACCAGATTATCCAACTGGCAACCAAAACCCAACTGTAGGAATCAATCCAGGCAGAATGGGAGGAATGCTGAATCCAAGTAATCCAATATCGTACGTGCATACTCCAGTCGTTCCGGGTGGTTACGGTGGAATGGCTGTTAGGCAAATAGAGAATATTCAAGAGGGAACGCGTAGACGAACTGTTGGTGAACGATTCAAACAAAGAGCGAATAGCCTAAGAGGATTCCTTCGCGGTCAAAAACCCTTGCGACCTTTTAGTCTCAACCCAGCTCAAGCAATGGCGCCACTGCCTAATTTCAGCAATTTTTTAGCACCGCCAAGCAACAAGCCTGAATACAATCCATACATGGAATCAGTGAAAACTGGTCGAGGTTTGCACGGAATTTTCCCTAAGGGTTCGTTAAAGAGATTCGGCAACTTTATTTGGAATGGAACAACTTCTACCTCACTAAACCCAGCGTCAAGTGGTGATGGCGTAGCAGGCGCAATGGCTGGAACTGGAGCCATGGGTGGCGGTGGTGCTGGTGCCGGTGGAAACGGTCTAAGACAGAGACTTGGAAGATTCTTTATTGGTCAGTCTTATGACCCAAATGAAAAACGTGGATTCAAAGGTAGAGCTTCGCAAATGCTTGGCGCAAAATTTTCAGACAGCAAATTTGGCGAAGGGTATAACAATGCAAAAAACAATGCCACTAACGCAGGTCAAAAATTTAACAGATTTAAGGGAATGAAGGCCGGACTAAGCAATAGTTTGTCTGGCGCTGGGATGGTTGGGTCTTTGCTTGCAAGCCAAGGAATAAGCGCTCTTCAGAGCAAGGGTATTGTTTCTGATAAAGCAGCTCCAGGAATGCAACTTGGCGCTTCAATGATGGCTATAAACCCGATGCTAGGTCTAGCTGTAGGTGCTGGATTGACGGCATTATCGGCTGACACAAAAATGGGTGGAGCAATAGCAGGAGCTGTAAGCGGTGCAGCAGTTGGTTCAATGATTGCTGGTCCTTTAGGAGCCGCCGTTGGTGGTTTGATTGGAACCACGATTGGATTTTTTGCAGCTAAAAGAAATCAAAGTAAATTAGCAAAAGAAGGTGTGAAAAAAATTGGCGACCAGCAGATGTTTCAGATTGCTTCATCCGCGCTTGCTGGGGTAAATACTGGTTCAACAACTGGCGCAAGAATGCAGGTGGAAAGATTCCAGACGCTTTCAAAACAATTCAATAATGCGAAAACAAAAGAAGATAGAACCGCATTACTCAAGCCATATGAAGAAATACTAGGGAAAAATCAATTTGACCTTATGACTGGCGAGCAGGCGGGCTCAGCTGGAGTTCAATTCAAAAAAACAGCTAATAATATGAAAGCTGCGCTTACTCCAGCTTTCAACCAGTTTGACGATGTGATGCGGTCATTGATGCTTTCAACAGGTAAAACTGGTGATGAAATTATGGCTCTTGCCATGGAGAAGAATGTTAATCTTTACGACTCAACACTGAAGCTTTCAGATATTACAGCGAAACTTGGTGTTGGTATGACAAAGACGGCGGACCAGTTCAGCCAGTCTTTGCGTGATGTTCAAATCGCTTCAATGGGTGTATTTGACCAATTCAAGCGAAGCAAGGAAATGAAAGATGCTCTTCAGGCTGCTGGTGAAACAATTCGCGGTGGGGACGCATCTGTTGAGGCTGTTGCTGATTATCTGCAAAAACAAGCAGACCTACTTAATTACAAGAATCCAGATAGCCCTCTTAGCAACATTGTTTTCCAGTTGCAAGATTTCGGTACTGGACTAAATGCCGGACAAGGTCGAATATTCCAAGCCGGCGGTCCTTTAGCTGGAACAAAGCTTGGGGCTGAACAGTCGCAATTGATTGGCCAGATGGGCGAGCAACAGCTTAAGGGCTCTGCTCAGACCGCCGCTTCACAGCTTGGCGCAATGATGACTGGTGCTGGATTCCAGTTCAGCAATGCTGACCTTGGTCGAAAGAACCTTGAAATTCAGATTCAAACTCTCATGCGTAAAGCTGCTGGTGGCGATGAAACAGCTATGGGACAGGTGAAGAAGCTTGAGGAAGACCTATTGCGCGGAACAGCCCTCCAGGGCAAGACTGGTGACCAAGTTGCCCAGTACCTGTCATCCACGCTTGGTGGCTCCCTAAAGCTCGGCACAGAGGGTCAGAAGGGCACTACGTCCTTCATGGGTCAGGGCATCATTGGTGAGGTTTCTGGTAGCTACGAGCAGTTCGGTAAGGCGCTTAACGAAGAAGCTACAGCGCTTAGACAGGGGTTCTTGGATGCTATTGAGAGTGGGTTCTTCTCAGCAAAAGGAACACCAGACTGGTGGAATACAGAACCAAGTTGGTGGAGTAATGGTCTAATTTATGACGACAAGTCAAAGGCGCTTAAGCCTTCAGGCGATACATCAACCTCTCGTGGCGACCGTGTTGGTGACACCAGTGTTTCAAAGACTCTAGGCAGAACGATGTCACGTCATAGCTACTTTGACAGCATGCTCACCGGAAAGCGCACTGTCACAAGTTCGTGGAGAGATTACAACCTTGGTTCACCAAGCTCTGACCATGTAACTGGTAAGGCTTACGACCTGACAGGACAGAACCTTGGCCAGTATGCGACGATGATTAATGCTGCTGGTGGTTTTGCAGAGTTCCATGGCGCTGCTGGTTCTAGACACTTGCATGTTGTTCCACCTGCAGCCCCAACTGGCGATACAAGTACAGCAAAAGTTGCTATGGCTGCAAATGGCAATACTCCGCAAGGTTCATCTGGAGACAATATTACGGTCAACGTTTACGAAACAAAGGACCCACGAGCAACCGCTCAAGAAGTTGCTAAACAGCTTTTGAACATGCAGCGTAACTGGAAGCAGAGGTCGTAAACATGGCGTTATCAATTTCAGGAAGACCAGTTCCATCAAACATACCAAATATTGGCGCTGTGAGAATAAGTCGCCTTGAGAGAACAGATTCTGCTGGAAACACTGTAGTTGCTGTAGCCGAATCAATTACCCGCTCAATGCAACAAATATCCGCTCCATTCTGGGACTACTCTTTTTCTGTTCCGCCAGGGCAGGTTAATCATGAAGGATATGGCGTAAATTTAAACGAGATAAATAGGCCATATCTAACTCCTTTGATTGATATTACAAGCGGAAAATCTCTTAGGGCAAGCTTTGAGTTTCCTATTGTTGCAAGACAGCTAACCAACGCTGAACTACTTGATGGATTTGCCTCAAGTGTTGATACAGAGATTTTGGCACTCCAAGAATTTGCAAACTTTGGGATACCTGTTCAATTTACGAATATGCATCCAGCACTTACCACGCCAGCTTGGTACATAGATAACATTACATTTAATCATTCGCGTATAGCTGTTTCTGGTGAGACGGCACAGGCGATATGTCAGATGTCGCTCATTGAATTTGTTCCGAAAACAACAAGGCTTATATTGCTTCCGCGTTTTTCTTATGGAAAATTCACCACAATAGACAAGAAAAAGGGCACACCAGACCCACCAGTAACTGGCGTTGATGATGTTGAGCGCTTGACGCTTACAAACACTGCAGCAAAAGCTATCAAGAACACTGTTTATAAGTTTTAAAACCTCATGGCCACAAGATATTTTCCAGAGTACCCAACTGCTTCAGAAGCTGGAGTATCCGAACAAGATGTTATTCAGTATGGGAACATCAATCTCTTAACTCGCCCTATTGTAAGACTTAAAAATGGTTCTATAAAGACCGTTTTCTCAATCGGTATAGGTGAAACAATAAGTGACGGAACAATTGTTCAGGTTCTTATTCCAACCATAAGCGATGATGGAATTGAACTAAACGATGCAAATGCTAAAAAGCTCTACAATCAAACTGGCAGGCATTTAGGAAAATTTATATCAATAGTTGCATCAAATAAGTATGCAAGAGTATTGAGCGCAAAAGAGTTAAATAGATACAACCTAACAATCAAAAGCAATCCGCTTTACGGCAGTGGTGATACTTGGGTTCCAGTACAGCAAATAGAAGACCAAAGCAAGCGTAATCTTGGTGGAATAGTCCAACTAGCGGATTTGACAACATCGGAGTCGCAAGCAACATTTGCTAATTCTCTTACCTCTGTTACTGTCAGCTACACAATGGACCTTAACCCAGAGATAACAATAAGCCTTGTTGATACTGATTATAAAATGTTTGAGGCAAACTATTTTGTCATTAGACGAGATATTACATATCGTGGAAGACAGTATGAGATTGCTGATGTGTCAGTGGGGCCGGGTAGTGGAGGAAGTCCGAATGTAACAATTAAATGTAGGAATAAGGCGATTCAAAGAATGCGTCGCGATAAAACCCCAGGTTCTGTTGTTGGCTCTTCTGGATTTGAGTACGCTCAGAATGCAGCTAGAAAATTCGGCATGCAATTCCTTGGTCAACAAACAAGTAAAACCAAAGCTACATTCAAGGCAAGAACTGGAGACGGAGAAGAATCTGTATGGGATGTTCTGACAAGAACTGCTGGTGATAACCAGTTTGTTGTTTTTGAAGTTGACAACACTCTCGTTTACGCTTCGCAAGATTGGCTTTTATGGAAATATGGAATGTGGGAAAAAACTGGCACCACTACTGCTGGTGCTCAAGCCGTAAAAAAATTCATACCCTTTCTATACATGCCAGGTCTAACCCCACAAGAGCTGGCTTCGCAGTTTCTTGATGTTGATACAACTGATGCCATGTTTGAGCTTGAAACATGGCCTGACTTCTCTGCATCAGACAATGAGCCTCTGGCGGCCCAAGGTTCGTGCAACGTGCTTATGCCAAATGGTGGAATGCTAAGACCTGGGTACACTGTTTTGGTAGGCCCTTATCCTTCATATTTTTTTGGAGGATACTTGATTACTGAAGTGTCTTTTAATGAGGCATCACCGCAGTCGGCTCAGGTTTCATTTAGGACTCCAGTTGAGCCATTAAATCAAAAGAACAAACCACTCAAGCCTCGAACTGGAACTCAACCAGGATTAGCTCTTGGCACTGGGACGGTAAGAACTGGAATTACCTCATAGGGAGGGTTAATGCTTTACGACGCAACTGAAAGATTCGGCAATTCAACAAAAGCATCATCCAGAAAACCTCAGCCTGGAGGTCTCTATAAAGGCATCGTCGTCCGGGTGGCTGACGGCATTTTTGTAGATGTTCCAAAGGTTGCTCCAGGTCAAACATTTGGTCCATGTATGGTTTTTGGACCATACCCAATACTGGGTGACAATGTACTTTGTGCATTTCTTGACAACAGGTTTGACGAACTAGTCATTCTTGGCCGAGAGACAACAAGTAAAGTGTTAAAAGATGTAGATACTCCAACCGCCAACACGGATGCAAGTAATAAACTATATGTAGACACTAAGGCAGCAAGTAGCGAGACCTATACGGACGGTCAGATAGCAAGTTTGCTGTCCTATGTCAATGCCCAACTAGCGACCAAGGCGAATATATAAATGGACACTATTAAATTTCCAATAACATTTGACAAAGGTAGAATGTCCATACTTCAGGAATCAACGCGCCCATATTATTCGCAAGCTATTGCTCTTGCTTGCAGGATTGAAAAAACAGAACTACCTCTTGAAATAACATATGGCGTGAAAGACGCAACATTCACCAGTTTTAGAAAAGCGGAATTAACATACACTATGGCCAAATTTTGGCCAGAAGTTCGCATATCAACACTTGAACAGATTCCACCAGACAGAGATGGTGTTTCACGTTTGGTGATTGATTTCACGTTTGAGGGTCAATAATATGCCATCACCAGATTTTTCTAATTATATTGACTTAACAATTAATGACCTTCAGCCTGGCGACATATACGATGCAGCTGTTGAGTATGCACGTACTGCTTTGCCAGAGTTTGCGCCGCGAGCAGGAACAATTGAAGATGCTGTAATTCAAGCAACTTCATATATAGCTGGAGCAACAGTTGGAGCGATAAACAGACTTCCAGATGGCCTCATGGAAGGCATCTTGAAGTTTATGGATATTCTCCGCAATGAGGCAACTTTTGGTTCTGCCTCAATCGAGTTCACACTTGGCTCAGCTGGTGAGACAGTTCCAACTGGAACAATTGCTGTCTATGAAACCACTGATGGAGATGTTCGTGTTCAGTACCCATTTGAACTTACTTCAGAGGTTACTGCTAACCCGGGAGAGACGACGGTTGTCGGCATAGCCACATCTCAAGTAGCTGGAATTCTCCCATCAATACCATCTGGAACAACTCTTATTCTTTCTCAACCAAGCGCAATAGTTCTTTCCGCGACAACAACTGGCTCAATAACTCAGGGAAATAGGCCAGAAACACAAGCTGAATACTTCTCTAGAGCAACCAGCAAACTTGAATCACTTTCTTCCGTGCTTACAACAGCATTCCAAGTTGAGAACTATATCCTCACAACCTACCCAGAAGTACATAGATGCAAGGTTTACGACCTTACTGAAGCAATTGCCTATGAAGCTTCCTCTACTGTCAAAAATGCCTCAAGAACCGGAACATCTGTAACAGTATCAACAAGCAATGATTTTGTAACTGGGATGAATGCGCTAAGCGTTGGTGGCGGAACATTGATAAGAGTTGTAAGTCCATCTCTTAGTGGAAGCACTGCATGGAACTCGCTTCTTCCATCTGGACATTACACTGGCGCTTCGTCTGGAAGCTCAAGTGTTGCATACACCGATGTAGTTAGCGCTTCTGGCTCATATGGACCAATAGACATTGTCGCCATGGAGAGCATAGAGCTAACAAACATAGGAAATGACCCAGGATATTTTGTAATCTTTGTTTGCGATAGGGATGGATTGCCTATACCCGACTCATACAAAACAACAATATACAACGATGTCGCAGACAGAATTGTCGCTGGTTTAAGCTTCAAGATACTTGACGCATTCCCAGTTGACCTCAGTTTTACGGTGACTATTTCAGTTGATGAAGAATTTGGAGCCAGCTCAGTAGCTACTGATGTGAGTACTCAGCTTGAGAGCTACATGTCACTTGCTGGGTGGCCAAACTGGGACTCAACTTTAAGAATTTTTGACATAGTTGTTAGGGCAAATAGAGTTCCTGGCGTTTCGTATGTTTATAGCGTTGTTGGAGATATAAGCGACTATTCAGATGGTTCAATGAATGGCAATCAGAACCTTGTTAGCACCCTTACAGACGGCGGAAGCACTATAGGTTACAGCATTCTTTATGCTGGTGTTATGCCACGAGCAAGCGTAGAGGTGGTGGTCATCTAATGGCCATTTCAAATAGGCTTACTGGCGCACAAAGGTATCTAACTTCATTTGGAACCCCAACCACATGGACTATTAGCGGCGCAACAGTAACAATTGACGCAATATCGGAACTATATCCAGATTCTGATTACAAGCAGATAAAACTGAATCTTAACCAAGGTGCTTCGTCTTGCTATCTTGACCTGTCTGTATTGCACCTTGAAGACGAAGATTTAAACATACCTATTATATTTTTAGCTGCCATAAAAATGCCATCTGGTGGAACAGTTATCGGCAGGTTGCAAAATGTTGAAGAATCAGACATAGCTTTTACTGAAACAACTCTTGTTGTGAACTCCTCTGATGCGGTTGTTAATGCTCCTGGTGTTTTGTCTCCGCAGTGGAATATATTCCGCTCAGACCCCATAACTCTCACCGTTGAATCTGGGACTCCAGCAATAGACATAAATTTTGAGATTGCTCCTAACGACACATCAGAAGATATATATTTCACTCTTCCATTGTGCTACCCGCAATTTGATGCTGTCTCTAAAAATAATGTTCTGCCAACTGTAATGGTTAATATTCCAGAAATTCTCAGAACAGAAGATGTTGCGTATTCTGGAAAACCAGATATTCCGTTGCACAGATTCGTAGATGTGTGCACACATACTCTTGATGATGTTTATACAAAATCAATAGATTATTTATTTATTGATACAAGCGAAGGATTTGTTGATTCAGATAATCAAACAAAGAGTACTTTGGTAAACCAAGATGTAGCAGACTTTGAAACTCTAGTCTGGTTGGCAAAGTTTTCTGGAACTAGACCAATTTCAAGGTTTGAATCCTCGCTGGATGCACTTGGAGACCCATTTGTTCTTGATTCAAGCAATCTGAACTCAGGTGCAGCCCTTCGTCTGACTAGCTTCATAGAGTTAAACCCGCCAGCTCTTGACCTTACAGCTCAAGAAGAATTAGTTAGGTGGCAGCTTGATTATGGATATTACGGCAAAAACGCAGGTACGTTGCCGGCAGTGCAAGAGGCTGCAAAACTAATGCTCATTGGGGAAAAAGAGCTTGTTACTGAATATGACTTTAAATCAGAGCCGTGGACGATACATCTCTACAGTCCATGGGACCAGACATTTGGCGCGCTTGGAGTTGAACAAATTGGCAGTTCATCAAACCTGGTCCTAGAGGCAGTTTCATACGCAAAACCACTTGGTGTCCTTGTTACACACGAAATGACGGCTTCTAATGGCTAACAGCGAATTCTCCAAGAACGAGATGAGAACTCAATTTGAGAATATGATTCGAGATATATTGCCGTCAAAGCTTGTCTCTAATTTTATAATTGTTGCAGAAGTGGCAAATAGTGAAGGCAGTGAGCTTTCTGTATCCGTTTCGGATGGGATGACTCCATGGCTTGCTGACGGAATGTTGAAATACGCATCAGACATGATTGCGTCTGGAGAATTTAATGACGACTAATTGACATACTTCAATTAGCCGTTATTACATTAGGTATAATCTTATAGGGTCTGCTTACAAAGTAAAGAGTTATCATGACAATTCAAACATTTACAGCAGGGCAAACGCTTACAGCAGCCCAGATGA